TAAAAGAACAACTATCTAACTATGCTTACATGAGCTACGAAACCTATCGTGTTTTAAAAGCAAAAATTCTTAAACTTGCTGATAAAGAGATTGCTGATCTTCATGAGTTCATGCAACTTGCCACTGAAAATGAAATGGAGCGTATGTCTATGTGTGAAAGCAATGGTGAAATAAGACAGTGGGAGCAAAGAACTAAATACATTAACAAGTTAAAAAAAGTTACATGGAAAGCAGTAGAGAGAGAACAAGATCGTTACGATGCTACACCATTAGAAACTATGATTAAAGAAGCAGATACAGAGTGTCTTTTAGCAATGAACGAGTACGAAGTTAATGGCACAACCATGACACAAAAAGTTAAAGACTTAGTACAAAATGAACTTAAACTTAGAGAGGTAGCGTAGTGTCAAAGAGTAGAGAACAATTAAGGATAGCAATGGGTGAGGGCACCAAGATGTTTACTCTTAGAGCTTTCTATAAATATATGGATGGTTGGGGTAACATGCATGAGTCAAGCTACCATATACAAAACTTAAGCATTGACCCTGCAAAGGCTCAAAAAAAAGCTAGAGCTTATGCCAATAAAACCAACATGCCTTTAATAGACACATCATGGGTTTTTGATGCCAATACATTTGACATTGAAAGAAAGAGCAAAGAAGAGCTTGCACTTCTTAAGGCTCAGAAAGAACAAAGAATTGCAAAAGCAAAAGAAATTAGTGCAAAGATTGATCTTAATTATCACACGATTATGTGGTGCTACTACATGGCTAACTCATGCAGAAGATTTGATGACTTACAAAAAGTAGCCAATACTCCTGATCTTGATACAGAAAACAGAATTACTGTTACTGGAAAACTTGTACACGAAAAAGGATATCAGACACAATGGGGTTATGTTCAAAAAGGTATTTTTCTTCTTGATACTGGTCAAAAGGTGTATGGCTCAATTCCTAGTCTTCAAGATGGTTGGATTACGATGGGAGACTTTGTACAGTTTGATGCAAAGATAGAAAAGCCAAAAGACTTTGATGGTATATTTTACTTCTTCAAAAGACCAACTAAACCAAAATTATTAAATAAATCTATAAAGGTAGCCTAATGAACTAAGATTAAAACATTCTATTTGCTAAATCATGCTCCAAGGAGTATGATTTTTAGTATCTAGGGTATTATTAACTTGTTCTATCGACTGACCTAGCAGACAAGCCGAGACAATAGAACTTATTTCCTTGGAGGAAATTATGGCTAACACAACTTTTTCAGGACCAGTCAGGTCACAAGGTGGTTTCCAACACCTAGCTACAAACAGCACATCAGGTAATCAAATCAACGATAAAGTTGAAATTACTACTGCTGGTAAACTTGTAGTACATGGAACAAATGCAAACAACACCAACAGAAGTGCATTAACTTCTGACAGGTATTTTTTAACAGAATGGTTTAAGAAAAGACCAGCAACCAATGCAAACATTGACCAAGCGTATACGGTTGAAGTTGCAAGAGCAGCAAACAGAGACTTTGAGATTCTAGGAACAAATATGACCACTGCTTTGGTTACCTTTGATACCACAAGAGCTGGTTTAACTGTCACAACTGCTGGTGCTGACCAAGACCAAGGAATCATTGCTCCACATTTAGATACAGGTTTTACAGCTTGGACTGGTGTGTTGTGGGGTACTGAAAACCAAACAGAATGGGAATGTGCAATTTCGTCAAACGCCATTGATAACCAAAAGTTTTGGGCAGGTCTAAAACTTACTAACGATCAATTGATAGCTACTGATGCTGACCAAGCGTATTTTAAATTTCAAACAGATGCTACTAACTCAGAAGCATTTACTGATTTCACTAAACTGCATTTTGTACACTCAGTCGCTGGAACTGATTTTATTTCGCAACTGCCTATAACAGTAACTGCTAATACTACTTACCATTTAAAAGTGGTTATTGACAGTGACAGAAAATTAACAATCTTTGTTGATGGTACACAGTACGACATTACAACCACTGCAGGGTCTACAGGTGGAACAGCAGTTTCTGCTGTAGCCGAAGGTGCAGCAGCAGTTTTATCTGGCGCTCTAACTGACAATGTTGATTTTATTCCTTACATTGGAATAGAAGCTGGAGCTGCGGCAGCTGAAGCACTTGATGTTCATTATCAAGCAATCAACAGAATTATATTTGAATAAGGAGTAACTTATGGCAGGTAGATTAACAGGCTCAGATGTTCAGGGTAAGTTTATAACTGCCGATGCTCAAGCCTTAGATGCAAATGGTATTTCAGTAGCAGCAGCAGTTGGAAATAATGCAGCACTTACTATAGGTGGCGCGTTAGCTTCTGGCGGTTCTGTTACTAATGTTGGCGGGAGGATTGTAACGATCCTTTCTGCTGGCAACGATGCAGCTAAATCATTTACTGTAGTAGGTACTGATGTAAATGGAGACGATCAAACAGAATCCATAACAGGTGCTAATGCAGGTACAGCTACTGGTTCTAAATATTTTAGAACAATAGCCTCAATAACAGCTGTTGGTAATCCAGCAGGTGATGTTAGCGCAGGTATAAATGCAGCAGTTGCAGACGTTATTTTTGCAGGAAGAACTAGGTTGCAAGGTATTAACCTTGTTTGTTCTGGTACGGCAGGAAATGTAGAGTTTGTAAATACTTCTCCAAATGGGAGCAGTCTTTTTAAACTAGGGTCTGTAGCATCTGCTACTGTGACTAGAGACATTACTATTCCTGATAATGGGTTATTATTTACTGGTGGTTTGTATATTAATTATACAACTGCAACCTTTGGATCTATGACTGCATTTTTTGCATAAAAAAAATGGCTGAATGGCAAGGTAAAACAGTAACATTAAATAAACCCAGGGCTATTCCTCAAGGGAATGGAGGCTACGGTAAGAAACGTAAAGAAGTTTATGTTATGTGTCCTAGTAGCGATGGTGGTAAAGTAAAACGTATTACTTTTGGCGATAAAAAGATGGGTATGCATAAAAACAGCGCATCTAGAAAGAAAAGTTATTGTGCTAGAAGTGGTGGAATAAAAAGCGACAGATGTAGTGCAAACTACTGGGCGCGCAAAGATTGGAGTTGCTAATGGCAAAAACAGGATTATACGCAAATATAAAAGCAAAAAAAGATAGAATTGCTAAAGGTTCAGGAGAAAAAATGAGAAAACCTGGTACTCCAGGCGCTCCTACCGCAAAAAATTTTAGAGATGCTGCTAAAACAGCAAAACCAACAAGAAAAAAACTAGGTTCTGGCGGGCCAGCTAATTCATTTATTGCAAAGGGTTGTGGTAAGGTAATGAGTAGCAAGCGCAAAAGAACTACAATGTCTTAAAGGAGATAATAATGTTTAAAAGAACTAAAGGATACGCAATGGGCGGACCTGCATCAAAAGGAACTAAATATATGTCCAAAGGTGGTGCAGCCAAAGGAACTAAGTATATGTCTAAGGGCGGAGCAGCCAAAGGTACTAAATATATGTCCAAAGGTGGAGCGTCAATGAAGGGTACTAAATACATGGCCAAAGGCGGTAAAGTTTAATTTACATCCTTTATGTCATATTTAATTTCTAATATACCTCAGTTTAAATGCTGGGTAAGAAAAGAATTTACAGCAAATCATAGCAAGTATCATGGAGAGTATTTACATGCTCTTGTTATAGCTGTAAACACATTGCCAGATAGGTCTTTATCATTCCAGGTAGTTTTTACTGGGTGTGAGATAGACGATGAAGAAGACGCGCAAAACGTTCATGGCGGTGCTATGTGGGCTAGAATGCCTATTCAAGCTTTAGTAGCAGATATACCTCTAGAAGAATGGCCAGACCCTATGGAAGATCATTTAGCCCAACCTTGGGACTGTTTAAGTCACGAGCATTCTGTTGTAGTTTTGGATAGAGTTAGCTCGTCTCCTTGGATGTGTAAGATAGGTGGTGAATTCCACACAGGTAAATATTTATTTACTGTAGACTATACTGATAACTCAATAGCAGATGACCCTGCTCAACATAAGCAATCACATGTGTTATATTTAACAGACGCTGGCGAGTATACTGGTAACTTTGTAGCCTTACCCAATAATAGAGTAAGGGCAACAAATCCTGCTTTATGGCGTGTAGGTGAAGGAGCGCCAGACTTTATGCCTTCGCAATGGACACACTCAGCAGAACAACATGAGAGCTATATGGACCCTAATGTAACATTTAACAATTTATACGCTCAAGAGGAAGATTAATATGACAGAATTAAGCATAACAGCAAAAAGAAAACTAATTAAAGAACTAAAAGGCGCTTCTAAGTTGCACGCAAAACAAGCTAAACAAATAGAAAAGTCTTTAAAAAAAATTAAGAAGAAATAATGACAACATCAAATAGCACAAATTTTGAACCTAATGTAGCTGATTTTATTGAAGAAGCTTTTGAAAGATGTGGGCTAGAACTTCGTACTGGTTATGATCTAGTAACTGCAAAACGATCTATTAATCTTATGTTGGCTGAATGGGCTAACAGAGGTTTAAATCAATGGACGATTCAAGAGGAAACTCTTACAGTTATTGAAAACACGTTAAATTACACTTTAAACTCTAATGTTGTAGATGTTCTTGATTGCAGTTTAAGAAGAGTAGAAGGCTCTACAACAACAGATTTGTCTATGGGAAGATTAAGTCGTAGTGAGTATCTAAATATTCCTACCAAATCAACTACAGGAAGACCATCTCAATTTTTTCTTGACAAGCAAAACTCAGCTATATTAAAAATATGGCCTGCTCCAGAAAATTCTACAGACGTATTAGTTTTTAATAAGATAGTAAGAATGGACGATGCAGATACTGCTCTTAACACTATGGATATGCCTTTTAGGTTCTATCCTTGTTTTGCAGCTGGTTTGGCTTATTACATATCAGTAAAAAAAGCCCCAGAAAAAACACAAATGTTAAAACAAATGTACGAAGAAGAGTTTGACAGAGCCTCTTCTACAGATGAGGATAGGGCTTCATTTAGAATTAGACCCTACACAGGATAATGGCTTACGCTTCTGGAAAATTTGCTCTAGCTTTATGTGATAGATGTGGTTTTCAATACAAGTTATTAGAACTTAAAAAAGAATGGAATAATTTAAAAACCTGTTCACAATGTTTTGAAACTAAACACCCTCAACTAGAACCAAAACCTGTAGTATCAGACCCACAATCTTTATATGAACCAAGACCAAGTAATGATCTTGAAGTAGGATTTGGTTATGTATTGTCAAATAATGACAAAATATTAGGAAGTTCTATAGAAGGATTTACGATGACATCATCCGTTGGAGAGGTTACAATTAATTAATTATGACTTATTCAGAAATAACAACATTAATTCAAAACTACCTCAATAATGATGAGGCTACTTTTAATTCTACTATTCCAGATTTTGTTAAAAATGCTGAAGATAGAATATTTAATTTAGTTCAAGAAGATGTATTTCGTAAGAATGTTCAAGGAACTTTGACAGCAGGAAATAGATTCTTAACTGCTCCTTCAGATTTTTTACTTACCTTTTCATTGGCAGTTATAGATTCAACTACTAATGATTTTAGTTTCTTATTAAAGAAACATCCAAGTTTTATGCAAGAATATGCTCCAGACTTAAGTGATACATCACAAAGAGGATTGCCAAAGTATTATGCAGATTACGATAAAGCTTATTCAACATCAACTAGCTCTGGTTCAACAATAGCACTAGCTCCAATACCAGACGCTAACTATACAGTAGAGTTACATTACTTATATAGACCAACCAGTTTAGTATCAGATACCGCAGGGACGTGGTTATCTGTTAATGCTAGAGATGCGCTGCTATACGCGTCTTTAATAGAAGGCCATACCTTTATGAAAGGTGAGCCAGATATATTAGCAAATTACGAAAATAGATTCTCGCAAGAAATAGCAAGAATAAAAGAACGAGCCGAAGCAAGAGGAAGACGAGACGAATATCGTTATGATTCCCTTCGATCGCAAGTTAGTTAACTTAAAAAAAAGGAGAAGTAGATGAACCCAATCAAGGAGCTTGAGGGGAAGAATATAGCCATTGTGGGCATGGGTAGGAGTTGGTTTGATTACTGCATGGCAAAGTCCCATGGTGCAGAATTTGATGAAGTATGGGCAATTAACGCAGTTTCTGACGTTATATTTCACGATAGAGTATTTATGATGGACCCAGCGTCTAGATTCTTAGACACAGATGATGCTGGAGGCCAAACTAATAGTATGGCAAAAGTATTAAAAGAACATCAAGGTCCAATATACACATGTGAACTAGATGATAGATGTCCAGGTCTGGTTGAATATCCAATAGATGAAGTATTAGAAGAATGGGGATGCCATTACTTTAATAATACTGTTGCCTATGTAATAGCATTTGCTTTATACAATAAAGTTGCTCATATACAGTTATTTGGCGTAGATTTTGGTTATAAAGGAAACTTATACTTTGCAGAAGCTGGTAGAGCTTGTGTTGAGTTTTGGTTAAGCAAATGTATGAGTGAAGGTATGAAAGTTGAGGTTGCCTCTTCTAGTTACCTACTCGATGCAGCAGTTCCAGCAGAAGATAAATTATACGGATATCATCGTTTAGATGACCCTTTACTGGTTATGTCAGATGAAGAAGGCAAACTACAAAGTATGAAACGTAGTGAGGCTATGAAATATCAAGAGCCAGAAAAACCTAAAGAACCAACTTTAATGGACAGATATGACACTCATATAAAGAAAGATAAACCTGTGGAACCTAAAAAATGGTAATAAAAATAACACCAGATGGATTGCCACAATTAGGAATGGTTGAAATAGCTACAACTCAGTTTGGAGGCCATCCTCCTGAGTTTTGGGCAGAGCAACTTACGGACAAAATAGTAGGTATTTCAGATGATAATGAAGAGCATATTAAAGCCCAAGCCAGAGCTTATAGAGACCTAATATATAAAGTATGTTTGATATATATCAAAAATGCTTTAAAATCTTATAAAGCTACCTTAATTCAAGATTTATCTAAAGGGGGTAGTGAGGATTTGGCAAAAATAATTAAAGGTATTTAATATGGCAATAACATCAACATTGACAACAAGCTTCAAAACAGAATTGTTGACAGGCACTCATAACTTCACTAACAGTAGTGGTAACAGTTTTAAGTTAGCCTTGTATACAAGTTCAGCAACTTTGGGAGCTACTACAACTGCTTTTACTACAACTGGTCAAGCAAGTGGCACTAACTATAGTTCAGGTGGTTCTGCGTTAACTAACGTAACACCTTCTGCTACAGGTACTACCGCTGTAACTGACTTTAATGACCTAACCTTTAGTACAGCTACAATTACAGCAAGAGGCTGTATGATCTATAACGACACAAATGGCGATAAATCAGTAGCAACTATAGATTTTGGTGGAGATAAAACTTCTACCGCAGGTGATTTTACAGTAGTATTTCCAGCAAAGGCAGCTGCGACAGCGATTATAAGAATAGCGTAAAATGGCTCAACAACTAAACGGTTGGGGTCGTGGCACCTGGGGTCAATTAGGCTTTGGTGAAGGCGATCTGCCCGTTAATGTTACAGCTCCATCTGCGCTTACTGTTGGCGCTCCAGTTGCAGGCGTAAACGCTCAAGCAATAGCATCAGTACCAGGTTTAGCAGGAACATTAGGTTCATTATCAGTTCTTGTTGATGGTGAGGCTAACGTAGTCCCAACAGGAGTAGCAGCTACTTCTGCAATAGGTAGCATATCTTTAATAACAAACAATAATATATCAGTAGTTGGTTTTAACATGCCATCAGCTGTTGGTTCTATCGTTCCTAACGCAGCAGCCGTTATAACTTTAGATACTTTAGAGGCAATGACAGCTGGAACCACAGATGTTAATGTTTGGGGATTAGTTGATGAAAATCAAAGTCCGTCCTATACTACAGTAACAGATACACAATCTCCTAACTGGAATGAAGTTGCTGCATAAATAATATATAATTTTCAAGAGGAATAGAAATGGCATCAACATACGTAAATGACCTAAGACTAAATGAACTGGCAACAGGTGACGGCGCAGGAACTTGGGGTACGACAACAAACACAAATTTAGAATTAATTGGCGAAGCTTTAAGTTATGGCACAGAAGCCATTACAACTAATGCTGATACTCACACTACTACAGTAGCAGACGGAGCTAGTGACCCTGGAAGGGCCATGTATCTTGAATACACAGGAACACTAGATTCAGCCTGTACAATTACGATTGCCCCTAACACTCTTAGCAGAATGCACTTTATTGAAAATGGTACAAGTGGTTCTCAAAACATAATTATTTCCCAAGGCAGTGGAGCTAACATCACTATTCCTCCAGGAGATACAAAAGCAGTTTATTTAGAC